ACGCGCTCCATTCGCTTGGCCGACGCACGCATCTTGGCTTCGGCTTGCTTGAGCCCAGCGTCTACGCCTTCGGTCGAAACAACAACTGGAACGTGAATTTTGGGCAGACTAGGCACGGGCCATCTCCATGATCGCGGTTTGCACGGCGTCGCTGATGAACTCGACGACCCGCGGTTGATGCCGTTGCGCTGCGCGCGTTATGTATTGACGTCGGTAAATGCGAGCGCCCAGCGCCGACTCTCTGCGCTTGATGCCCTTGCGCCAACCGCGATCCTGTGAGAATGGCACGATGCGCGCGGCTTTGTTGCCCTTCCACTTGCGCACGAGTTTCGGCGGAGGCTTCGGCCCAACCACGCCATCGGACAATCGGACCAATCCCTTCTTGAATGGACGCCAACCGCCATCGTAGAGGTGCGAGCGCTTACCGACGCGGTTGCCATCCTTGCGGACTCCGACGCCGGCCCAAATCCTTCCCTTGCGGTAGGTCTTGGTCTTGATGGCGATATCTCGCTTGGTGCGCTTCGCCTTCGGAAGCGCCAGACTTTTCATCGTGCGCTTGACGGCTTCGCCCCAGTTGCGCAAGCCCTTGCGCACGATCTTCACGCGCATCTTCTTGGGAAGTTCCGACGCAATCGCTGCGATCCGCTCCAAATCGTGTTGGGACGGTCGGAACTGGACTCGGAAGCCCGCCCGCTTTGCGTCGGTCAAGTTCACGTTTTATGCCGTCCCAATCGGGAACATCCATTTCCACATTGAGCGCTGCAACGCTCAACGTAGCGAGATCGGTGCTCGTCAGTGAGAACGCCACACGTAGCACCTTGCGTGCGGCGTCACTTAGTCCCGGCCTTCGGCGTAGAGCCGCTCCACCAGCGCTGAAATCTTCTGCACCGTGAACGCGTCAGCGTTGAGCGCTTCGTCCACGCTCGCAAACACTGGTGCGCCGTTCTCGACGAGATGCCGAGCAACCATCCAGGCGGAAAGTCGCTCGGGTGTCTTGGTTGAGACGTCGAGCGCTTCGATGAGATCGAGCGCCGACGGTCGGCGCAGCTCGACGGCAACGCCGTTCGGGAGCGTGCCGTTCCAGTTTTTGAGAGTGAGTGCGTCTCGAATGCTCATGCGATGGTGATCGTACCCGAGTACTGGATGGTGAAGTTTGCGCGGATGACTTCGTTGGTCGATGCCGTTGCGCTGAACGACTGAACGAACGCTTGCCCGCTGTAGGTCATGCCAGTGGAAAGCGTAATCAGTGCCGTTGCGCTTCCGCTTCCGCTGTTGATCGCGGTTTCGATGGCAGCCATAGCGGTACTGCCCTGATCGTAGAACATGTCAATAGTCGCGGTGCATCCACGATTTCCGACGATGTACGTGCGCGGGCCCGTTGCAATGTCGGTCGTGTCGATCATTGTCTGATCGTATTGAATCGACACAGTGCCGAGCCCGTTTACTTCGGTTCCGGCCCAACTGAAACGCGCAAGCGCCGACGAGAGTGCTGCCATGGGTTATTCCTTGTAATGAATTGTGATCGTGTTCGAGACTTCGGCGGGTTGCTGTTCGTCGCCTTCGCCGACGCTGGCCGCGTCAATGGTGTAGCCGTCGAACATCACCGCGGTGAATTCAAGCCCGTTGTACGTGCCTGTATCGCACGCGCTCGGAACGAACGCCGCAATATCGAGCGCCGCGTCAGTCGTCGTCGCGATCACGCGAACGTCGACGACGGCTTGCCAGTAGAGCGCTACGGCGCTGCGCTCGTTGCTGGTCACTTCGTACGTGATCGCCGGCAACGTGCTCAGTTGTGGCCTATACCCGTGCGTGATCGGATACGCGGCGAGTTGCGGCGTGTTGTCGAGCATGTTGCGGATGGCTGCTTCGAGGCTCATACAACCTCCTCGGCTTCGATCACGGCGACCATGTCGCGTTCATCAAGGTTGGTGATGCCAGCAATACGGAACGTGCGGCCGCGCACAACGAGACGGAACGTTTCGTCGATGCCCCACTTTTGCAGCGAGTTCCAACGGCATCGAATCTCGGCACGCCTCACCGTTGCGACGCCGTCCGCGTACTGTTGCTCGGCTGCCGAGTCGGTGCGGAGATCCACCCACAACGGAGGGTTCCCAGGCGCTGCCGCAGTGAGATCGTTAAACGTGCCGTTGCGCTGGCCGAGATCGTCGGTTGTTGCGCTCGGTTGCAGCACCGATGCGGGGAAGCGAAGTCGGCCGCTGCCGATCATCGAAGCGCCCCACGCGCGCTGTACGCGTTCAAGATGTACTTAAGAGACAATGGCACTTCCGCGAGCGACGCCACCGAGGTTGCATCGGGGTTGGCGTACCACGCGCCCACGAGACCGACGATTGCTTGCTGCAACGCGTGCGGCACTTGCGCATAGCCGCCGACGTAGGTCACGGTCGGGTAGGTGCCTTCGTATATCTCGGGCGTTTCCTTGAACTGCAACGCCGTCAGACTGTCGGTGTCGTCGACGTACCAATCTGCCGTTGGCATCGTCGTGAGCACGTTGTTGCCGTTGTAGTACGTCACCGACGTGACCGACGCCACGGGCTGAACTGGCAGCACAAAGCGACGCCACTTGTCGAGTTTCGCGGTGCGCGTTTCGCTCGCAAGCGAGACGCCAGTTTCGCGCTCGATCACTTCGCCGGCTGCGATACATAGCGTCGTGAGAATGACATCGTCGGCGTCTACGTCAATGCGCAAACGCGTCTTAAGAATGTCGATTGGTATGGGTGTCGCAGCCATGAAACCCGCGCTGGGGGTTTCCCCCCAACGCGAGCGAGGTAAGAAAAAGCGCTTCGTGAACTGCTGAAATCAGCAGGTAATCGCAGCGAACGCGTTCGCGAGCATGATCTTGGAATCAGTGCGCGCGTAGGTGTAGAGAGTGACCTGGTGCGTGCTTGCCGCCGAGTACGGATCGACGAGCGACGTCATGCCGGTGCGGTCGAAAATCTCGAAGTAGTTGAAGTCGCCGACAACAGCCCAAACGAGGTTGTTCGTCTGTGTGGTCGGCACGTATTGACCGACGCGGTACGGCACGGCGTAGATGGTGCCGGGCACGCCACCCGAGAGACCCGCGGTCTCGCTCACCTTCCAAATGTAATCGGTCGTGTTCACCTTCATCTTGCGGATCTGGCGGAGCATGGTGTCAGACAACAGCCACTGGAAACGCGGCGAGTTGCGGTACTGAGGTGGCACGAGGTGCACGGTATCAATCACCTTGTCGGCGTCGGTGAACGCGGTGATCGCGGTTCCGCCTTGGTCGTTCACTTGAGACAACGCGACCAACTTGGTGTTCATCGAAGAGCCCGCCACACCTTCAGGCTGGCTCGATCCACTTCCGATGGTGTACGCCTCTTCCATTTTCAAGCCCATCGAGAGACCGATGCGCGACGCAACCCAATCGAGTCCACTGCCGATGCCACCTTGGCCGATCGCGTCCTCGATGAACTCTTGGGACATCTGAGTTGCGCAGACGTACTTGTACGGCACCACGCTAATCGCAGTGCCGAAAGACGGATCGGCCGGAGTGATCGCTCCAGCTTCGGCAACGAGGTTCGTCGCTGGCAAGTTGCCTTCAACGGTGATCGTGCGCTTCGAGTCGATCGAGGTCACAGGCGACATCGTGCGCAGAACGTTCGCCATGTACATGCGCTCGACAATGCGGCGCTCGAGATCGGTCGGAATGCCGGCGCCAGTGGTGCCCGTTGAGAGCGCACGCATTTCGGCTTGGTCGCCACGCGCGACGGCGGAGAGCCAACGCTTGGCGTATTCAGGGCTCGAGAGATCGTGCTTGACGTCGGCAACCTTCGGCGCGCGTGCGCTGAACTGCGGCTGTGCTCGCTCTTCCTCAAGTGCCTTCAAGCGCTCTTGCGCTGCGCGAAGTGCTGCACGGTCGTTTGCTGCACGCTCGACGGTGTCAAGGTCGGCATCGATGCGCGCGATCTTCTCGCGCTCTTCGCCGCTGCCGCGGATCTCAACGTGATGGGTTTTCGCGCCAGTGCGCGCGGCGAAGCCTTCGAGGGTCTTACGGTACTCGTGAACGGTGTTCTCAATCGTGTTCAGTTCGTCAGACATGGTGCATCCTGTGCTTGTGAATCTCGAGCCGCAGCGCCGCGGCTTCAATGGCAGCCGCGGAAACACTCCGCAGGCTCGATGAGGTCTTGTCGCCGTACGCGGCATCGACAACAACGCTGAGCTCGACGAGTCGAGCCGCGGTGACGGTGCGTTCGGTGCGTCGCGGGTTCCACTCGTCGCGATCGACGTAGAAGCCAAACGACATCTCTCCGCTCAGGTCTCCGCGCTCGAGCAACGCGCGCACGTCGTTGCCGACGCTCGTCTCGGCGAGATCCGCGGTGAAGCGCAGTCCGCTCGCGGTGTCGTTGAGCGTGAGCGTGCCGCTGCGCGTGCGAGCGAGCAACGCGCTTGCGTTGTGGTTAAACAACAGTTTGATGTCGGCGCCGGCAAGGTCGCCAAATGCGCCACGCGCGATGCGCTCTCGGAACTGCGGGTTAAACGGCTCGCTGATCTCACGCGACCACTTGCCGTACGGAATCGCGAGCCCTGAGAGCGTGCGTCCCGCTGTTGCACCGATGGTGACGCTGCGACGTTCAAGCGAAGTCATCGACGCTCCCCGCGCTGGTGTCAGCGCCGATGTTGGTAGTGCCGCCGCCCGTGCCCATGTTCTTGGCGAGGATCGGATCATCGAGCCCGTCGAGCGGCGCAAGGTTCAGGTACCCGCGCGCTTCGTTGCGCGTGATCACGCCCGACTCAACGCCAGTGCGGAGTGCTGCCATTTGCTCGGCAAGCGACGGCCGAGAGATCATGTCAGCGTCGAACGTCGCTTCTCCGAACGGTGCGAGTTTGGCCACGATCTCGGCCGCCCACGTCGAGAACCAGTGCTGTAGGCACGCGTCCACGTACATGCGAGACAGCCATTCCATCGAGCCGTACGCGTTCGCACTGTGCTCGCTCAGGTACGACGTCGGCACGCCATAGATGCGCGAGACGTCTTCAACGCTGTAGCGTCGAGCCGCGGCGATGCCAGCGTCGTCGAGCGTGCTGCTAATCCGCTCGACGCGCATGCCTTCGGCGAGCACGAGCGGCTTGCCCGCGTTCTCGGCGCCAGCATGATGCTGCAAGAACTTCTCGCTGATGGACTGCCGAGCGCCTTCGCTCAGCGGGCCCGGATGCACGAACGCCAACTTCGGGTTGCCCGCGTTCTTCATTACTTCGAGTTGTGAGTTTTCTTGCGAAGCGAGAATCTGCAACGACGTGCGACACAATCGAACTGGCGACTCACCCCACAAGCCATCGAGGCCGACGGCACGTAGGTGCAGCATCGAGGACATCGGCACGTCACCGTAGAGCCGCGTCTTGTAGACCGGCTCAGGCTTCGTGAGATCGAGCGACACGCTTTCGATGTCGAGCGGAAGCAACTCAAGCAACTCGCCGCCGAGCGTGCGGTTGATCACGGCGAACGCGTTGCCGTACAACAGCGCTTGCATCGTGAGCGCTCGACGGAACTCGAAGCCGTTTTGCCATCGGTTAGGTTGCTGCAACAACGCGTTCGCGGTGCGCTCGCTCACGTCGAGCGGCACGCGTGCCACGTCGTTGGCGATGAGCGAGGCCGCGCGGTAGACGGGCGTATATGCGAGCGCCGTGCCCGGCGTGATCGTTGGCATACCCGCGACGTCAAACGACGTCGGGAGGATGACGCCGTGCGTCCCCCAGTGCCCCAACCAACGCTGTAGCAGACTGCGCAACATGTTGCGCATTGCGACAAGTTTCTGCCGTCGTGTCTCGGACTAAACTTCGGATTCGTAACAACTGCTGCGCTTTCCTCCCCAGCAATGCACGGCCATGATCGAAGCCACCAGCGGGTCAATGGCGCTGTGGTCTCTCGGCTTCTCGGGTCGCACGTAGCCGGTCATCCCCGTTCTCGGGATGGCTTCGGCGCACGCGCGCCGCAGGATCGGATCGTCGCCGATCACCAACTTGCGCCCGACCCACAAGTTCTGAAACAACTGGCAGCCCGGCGCGAACGTGCTCGACCCCATGCTGTAGGCTTGGATCGGCGCACCGATTTCGGCAAGCCGCTGCGCTAGGTACGACGCCCCCCAGCGGTCATATCCGACAAGTTGCACGTCGAATTCCGCGATAATCTCGGCCATCTTCTGTGCTATGGCTTCGTGATCGATCTCGGCGCCCGGCGTCAAGTTGATCTTGCCTTCGTCAGCGTAGCGGCGGATCGGCATGCGGTAATCCAGTTCGCGCTGCGCCACGTTCGCTCTCGGCCACCAGTAGTGGCCACGGAGCAAGATGTTGCCGTTCTCTTGGGGGATCGCCACAACGACGGCCGACATGTCGAGCGACTTGCTCAAGTCAATGCCGACCCACGCTTGCCGCTTGCGTTGAGCGCCCCAATCGACCACGGTTGCCGTCGGCCAGTACGACATTTCGAGCCACCCGCCGACGTCCTCGTTGAGCCGAGCGCAGTGATAGCGGCAGAATTCTGAGCGCTGGCCCGGATCTCGTTTCATCGTGTTGTAGAGCCGGCGGATGCTGGCCGCGTCCGGTTGCCCGTACTGCATGCCAGGATTCGCCTTTGGCCACGCCGCCTCATCGGCGATGTCGTCGTTCTGATCGATGCCGTAGAGCATGGCGAACGTCGCATCGTCCTCAGCTTCTCCCGAGAGCACGGCCCGAGCGCCCGAGCAAAGCGTTTCGTAGTGGCTTTCCGTGTTGCTGCCAGGCGTCGAGATGATGACGCCGAGCGTTTCCTTGCGCTTCATCCCGGTCGTAATCAGTTTGTTTAAGACGCTCCCGCGGTACTCCGCGGCTTCGTCGGCGATCCACAGCGACGGGTTCAGACCGTCAAGCGACGACTCACGCGACGTCAATGCGTTGAACTCGCAGTCCTCATCCGGCCGCGTTAGGTCGGACATCTTGACCTTCACGCTCGGATCGTCGAGCCGACGCGCCATCGTGCGCGCGGTGTCGACGAGGATCTGCGCTTGCTCGACCTTGTTTGCGAGCACGTGCACTCTTTTGCCGGCGCCGCTCATGAAGTCGTAGAGCCCGAGCGCCGCCATGAGCGTCGTCTTGCCGTTGCCACGCGCCACTTGAATGATCCCCATCGTGAACCGTCGGCGGCCCTCCACAGTGCGCCAGCCGACGAGGTTAGCCACGATGAACGATTGCCACGGGTGCAACTTGAACGGCTCGCCGTCGGCCTCACCCACCAGCGACAGCCCGCCGATGAACTCGAATGCGTCGGCGACGCGCTTCCACTCGAGCACGATATCGGTGCGCTCGAGGTCTCGATTGAAGCGAGAGCACGCAGCGTAGACCCACTTGCCGGCGGGGATTCGGCCGCTCACGACGTCGGCGGCGTATTGACGGACGGTGGCTTCGGGTTCGACCATGGACTAAATGCGTTTTTTTGTACGTG